GAGGCCTTCGCCTTCCCGACCGCTAGCTCGGTCTTGTAGTATTTGCGGAGCGTCTCGTCGCTAATGCCGATCAGCGCCGCTATCTGGTCGTGCGGGAGGCCAAGGCCTGAGGCCTGCTCAACCTGGCGGCGGCGCTCTTCGGTTGGCTTGTGCGCTGGCATGACCATGCGCGCAACCTAAGCCGAACGAAAGCCGTTGAAAAGACGGCGCAGCGCGTAAGATCGAATAAGCGAAACGGCCGTGAACAGCGCGCCAATGGCGAAGCTGTCGAACGCACTAGGATGCAAGCCGAAAAGCGGCAGGATGACCACGTTCGCGGCCACCGCCACAAGATAGCCGATCGCCACGTTGGCGCCAGCCTCGACGGCGCTCATGCGGCGGCTTTGCATCGCTCGGTCGCTACATCGGTGAAGCTGCGTCCATCGCCTTCAAGCGTGGCGGCCTGCCCGGTGAATTCCTGCCAGCGTTTGATCGCGACATCGACATAGGCCGCATTCAGCTCAATGGCGTGGCAAGCGCGGCCAGTCATTTCGGCGGCGATGATCGTCGTTCCGGAACCGCTGAACGGCTCGTAGACGGCTTGCCCTGGCGACGAGTTGTTCTCGATGGGACGCTTCATGCACTCGACGGGTTTCTGCGTGCTGTGGCCAGTTTCAGACGCACGCGGCGTGTCAATCTCCCACGCCGTGTTCTGCTTGCGGTCTCCGGACCAATGCCCGGTTCGCCCCTTCTTGACTGCGTACCAGCACGGCTCATGCCGGTGGTGGTAGTGGCCGCGACTGATTGGCGCCCGAGATTTAACCCAGACGATCAGCGCACGCATCTCCAAGTCGCAGCTTTCTAGCGACTCGGCTACCACGGGCGAATTGATGCCCGCGTGCCAAACGTAGACGACATCGCCGGGAAAAAGCGCCCACGCCTCGCGCCAATCTGCCCGGCCGTCGTTTAAAACCTTGCCGTGTGCCTTCGACCCAAGTCCAGACTTCTCTCGCCACTCTGCGTCGTACTCCACGCCATAAGGCGGGTCCGTCACCATCAGGTGCGGCTTCACGCCGCCGAGCGCCTTTTCCACGACGAGAGCGTCGGTGCAGTCGCCGCAAGCTAGCCGGTGCCGACCTAGCAGCCAGACATCGCCCGGCACCGAGACAGGATGCTCTGGCGCTTCTGGCACCGCGTCAGGATCGGTCAGGCCCTCAGTTCCCGGCGGCGCCATAAGCGCGTCAAGCTCTTCGGTGCTGAAGCCGGTCAGCGCCACGTCAAAATTGAGATCCTGCAGATCCTTCAACTCCAGGCGCAGCAGCTCCTCGTCCCAGCCGGCGTTGAGCGCCAGCTTGTTGTCGGCGATCACATAGGCCCGCTTCTGCGCCTCAGTCAGGTGCGCCAGCCGAATTGCCGGAACGTCCTGCATCCCGAGCTTGCGCGCGGCCAGCACGCGGCCGTGGCCGGCAATGATGCCGTTTGCCTCGTCCAGCAGCACGGGGTTGGTGAAGCCGAATTCGCGGATGCTAGCGGCGATCTGCGCCACCTGAACGTCCGAATGGGTTCGGGAGTTCCGCACATACGGGATCAGCGCCGCGATTGCGACGCGCTCGATCTGGATCACAGGCCGCCTTTTGTTGAACCAAGGTTCAGAAGATTGCCCATCCCCACGCCATGCGTCAACCGCATATCGCCCTGCGTTCTTTGCAATGGTGCGCGTTCACCGGCGGTGTATGTTCTGCCCATCGAAACCGGCGCCGAGGCGCCAATTAAGGGAGGCCACGATGGCCAAGACGCTCACCCAATACCGCGCCGCCTTCGCTCGCACGATCTCCTGCGCGGAAAAGCAGATGGGCCTGCGGTACATCCGCAACGCCCTCGCCTTGGAGGGGCGCAACGACGAGCACGTCGCCGAGCTCACGGCGCGCCTGCCGATGCTCCTCGCGATGGCGCAGGAACGCACGCTGAGGCAGGACACCGACCTCACCGCCGAGGAGATCGCCATCGACGCCGGCATCGACGCCGAGGCCGACCGGAGCCGCGCGTGATGCGCGTCTCCATCAACATGAACCTCGCACCGTTGCGCGCCGCCATGGGCGAGGCCTCCCTCCTTGACGCAGTCGCGCTCCGCGACGTCCTGCTGCGGCGAGGCGTCACCAATACGGACGACCTTTCGGAAGCCGAATGGTCCGACGCCGTCCGAACCGCTTACCGCCGCCTGCCGAAACACCTCAGGCCAGAAACGCCCTAGGATCGTTCAGGAACGGCGCTAGCCGGTCGCCCGCTACCCTGCGTAGGGTCAGCGGGCTTCCGGCGTTCCTGAACCATCCTCGGCGCTTCTGGAGGCATCCGAGGCGAACCTCGACCTGAACTTCGCCATCGCGGCGTCGAACTCGGCCTTCTGCGCGTCGGTCATGGCCGAGTACCGCCCCACCGGCCTGTCGCCCTCGACCGGCGCCGCGATCGCCCGCCGCAGGAGGTGCCGCTGCCGATGCGCGGCCGCGACCTCGGCATCAAGGAGCTGGCAGACCTCGGCATACGAGGGAAACCACTTGCAGCTGCGCGCGGCCGCGTCGAGGCTCGACCGGGTGTAGGCATGGCGCGGGTAATTCAGCATCGCCGCGTAGGCCGCGATCCGCGTCCGGGCGTCCTCGGCGCTAAGCTGGCCCGCGACGAGCGTCCCGAGCGCGCCGAGCCACCGCTCGACCGTCGCCTGCGGAGCGGGCTGCAGCGCGTCCTCGACGGCCTGCAAGGCGCGTTCAGCCTCGGCCCGGACGCTCGGAGGGATCGAAAGCTGCGAGCCCGGCGTCTCGGTCTCGGCTTTCTGCAGCCAGTTCCCGAGCGACTGCGAGAAAGCCGTTGCCCGTGCGAGATCCTGTGCCATTCGTCGTCCTCCGTTCGCTGCTGCGGCGCACCCAGTTCCTCCAGGTCGCGCTCCAATTGACCTTCCGCCCGTCCGCGCCGGGCTTGCTATGCCAGTAATCCCTGAACGACGCCGCCTCGCGCTCGACCGCGACGCCGAGGGCGCCGGCGAAGGCCCGGTCCTCCTCCGAGGGCGACCAGTCGTCGCGGAGGCGCGTGCCTCGGTCGGCGCGCGGCGAAGCGCGCGCTCCTAAGGATCCAGAACTGTCTCTATCGTTTCCGTTGGTAGAGGTTCCCTTACTCTCGTCTCCTCTCCTCTCCTCTCCCTTGGAGTCCGTAACGGACGCCTCGACGGAATCCGTAACGGATTCGCGACGGATCCGTGCGCGCTCCGCAGCGGCGTCCGTGGCGCGCTTGGTGCGCTCCGATTGCCGGGCCTTTTTCTCCCATGCCTCCAAGGCCTTCTCGGCCACGACGCGGTGATACAATCGACCATCGCTGCACCGCACAAAGCCGCGCAGCGCGCCGCCCTCGCGGACCCGCTTCCAGGTCGCAAGATCGCGCCCGTACCCGGTCAGGCGGGCGAGGATCGCGTCGTCGTCTGGCAGGGAGGCGGCGGGGACTTGGTGCCAAGCCGCGCACCACGCCAGGACGGCAGCCCGGAACACCTCGGCGTCCTCGACGCCCGCGAGGTCGCTGTCGCGCAGTCGCACGACGTCGAGCGGCATGTAGTGGAAATTCCGAAGATCGACTTCGGCTGGTACGAGCGGGTCCATCAGCGCCCTTTCGACGTTGATCCGGCCCGTCGCGCGCGATAGGTTCGGCGCGCCATCGTGGCCGGACTGGTTGTGGCAGTCCGTTGCGCCCCGGTCTGTTTCCGCAGGCCGGGGCGCGTCATTTCTAGCCCGGCTATCGCCTGCCGTCCAGCAGCGCCCAAACGATGGTGCCGATCACGACGAAATCCTGCCATGCGAGAACCATTGCTTCCTCCGTTCGGGTTGGTGGCGGGAGCGATCCATCCAGCAAACGCACCGGCCAGGGACCGGTTGACGGGCAGAACCCGCTGGATCGCTTTTAGGTTCCGCGGCCCGCCGGCCACGGCAAGGGAGGGCCTGGCCTGTCCTGTCAGATCCCGAGGTCGAGCTGGACGCCCAGCCTGTGGGCGTAGAGCGTCACCGCCTGCAGCCGCTCCTGCTCGCGCGCCCGCTTGCGCTCGTCGCGCCTCAGCTGCACGACGCGCGTGAGCGCCGCCGGGTCATAGCCCGCCGACTTGATCTCGATCTTCAGCTCCTTGAGGTCCGCGCGCGCTTCGTCGGCGGCGTCGAGCAGGCGCGTGAGGCGCTCGGCGTAGCGGGTCAGGTCGTCATTCGTCATCGGTCATCTCCTCCAGAAGGATCTCGGCGCGGGGATTGTCCCGGTCGAGGTGGTGATACAGGTGCATTTCTCTCACCGCGCGGTCGTTGCGGTAGACGCGGCCCTGCAGCGCGTCGAGGATCAGCGACGGGTCAAGGTCCGGTCGCCGCGAGGCGTAGTAGATGTGCGCCGTCATGCGGATCGGCTCGAGCAGCTGGTCCTGCGCTGGCAGCTCGGGAACTTGCCGCGCAACCGCCTCGATGTACGCGAGGCCCTTCTCCGACTTGATCACTCGCAGCTTCGACCCAAACCGCACGATGCGGCGGCTGTTGGCCTTGCTGGCAGGCTCGCCCAGGATGACGCCGCGCCATGTCCGCCTCACGGCGTCCCTCCCGTCGCATCCCGTGTTTCCGCCAGCATCGCCCCGCTCGACCCGGTCATCGACCGCTCTTGCAGCGGCGGCGTCCATCGCAGCACGCGCTGCGGGCGAATGAGATGCGCCGGGATGTCCTCGTACCTGCGGCCGCGCATCAGCTTCGGCCAGAGCTTCTCGGCGCGCGCGACGCAGGCCTCGGGATCGGTCGAGCGCGTCTCGGGCTCGGCGATGTCCTCGAAGTCCGCGATGGTCGGCGCTATGGGAGCGACGGTGCGTCCGAGCGCGAGAGCCTGTCGGCCCGCTTCGGTCAGCCGAACGTGCGCCTTGCCGACCTCGATTAGCCCGCGCCGCCGCAGGCTGTGGACGCCCGAGTGCAGCCGCACCCTATGCGTGATCTGCGCGCTCCACGCGAGCCATGCGTCGATCGGCGCCTCGCCGCCAGCCGCGTCGAGGTACTCGACGACGAGCCGGGTGTAGCCGTTCGACACCGCCGCCTTGAACCGCGAGCCGCGATGCACCTTCTTCGCGGGCGTGAACCAGTAGGTCCAGCCGCACGGCGGCTGCTTGCGCGGAGCGTAGTCGCTGTCTACCAGCTCGCGGCGCTTCAAATGCGCGAGGGCCATCAACACCAACCCCCTATCCATTCCGGGCAGCACTTCGCACAGCCGCTGCGTCGAGGCGCGTCCGCCCTCGGCACGCAGCGCGTTGGACACGCGCTCGATCGCGGTGTCGCGCTTCATCGCCGGGCCTCGCGGCGCGTCGCGGCGACCGGGTCGAACGCGAGGCGCTTGGCGCGCGCGATGCGGAAGGCTTCGAGCTGCCGGGCGGCGGGCAGCCGCTGCCGGCGTTTCCAGTTGGAGATGGCCTGCGGCGTCGTGGAAAACGCGCGGGCGGTGGCGTAGGTGCCGCCGAGAGCGGCGATGAAGTCGGTCAGGGTCATGTCTCGACGGCTACTACACTCTCGGTGTAGAGGTCAAGCACACAATTTCGCGGAAAGCGCTTGCGCGGGTAAAGCGATGGTGTATGTTTCGCCTTGCCCGGGTGGTGCCGGGCAGAAACCAGGAGGA